GCACCTAATAGATTTACATCAGAGGCTACTGACTGAACAAGAGAGTTAATACCAGAGCGAACTTCGTGAGCAGCGATTGCTCGGTCAGTTGATTTTACGTTTGGCAATCTTCTTTTTCTACCAAAGAAACTGTAGATAGTTCCATGTTTTTGAATAAACTTCTTACTATCTTCAAGCCACTTTTTCAACCCGTGAAACTGTCGAAAGTAATCATCAATCACTTCTTTCGCTTCAGTTGTACTAAAGTATTTGCCTGAGTCTTTTGTAACTTGCTCACTAATCTTTTTCGGGCCAGCACCATACATAATTCCGAAAGTAACAGCTTTTGCCATTTGTCTTTCAGTGGAATAAAACTTTGCTACATCTTCTACTTCACAAGGAAGTCCGAAAACTAATTTTGCAATATTCGAGTGAAAGTTTCCACCATCCTGGAACACTTTCATCAGTGCTTTGTCATTTGCTAAAACCGCAGCACAATACACCTCCGCAGTAGTTAAATCCATTGCAACAATTTGTTTTCCTTCTTTTGCTCGAATACAACCTTTAACGATTGGATTGTCACGAGGAATCTGTTGCATATTCATCTTACCACTACTTGATAGCCTACCACTAGTTGTACCATGAAGATTGAATCCTGTTCGGAGTCGTTCATCACGGTCAAGAGCAGGAAGTATCTTGTCAAGGTAAGTTGATTTAATTTTTACTTTTTGTCTTATATCAAGTATAAGTTTTGGTACTTCATGTTCTTCTGCAAGTTGATTTAAAACTTCTGCATCAGTACTATCCGCACCCGTTCCAGTCTTTTTGCCTGTAGGTTTAAGACCTATAAAATCAAAAAGAAGGGAGCGAAGCTGCATTGTGCTATTCGGGTTAAAATCTTTACCTTGAAATTTCTCAAACTTTTGTACTTCAGGATATGTATAAAGAGACTCTACAGCTTTATCAATTTCTTCTTGCATCAGCACCGAGGATTTTTGTAAGCGTTCTCTATCAAAGGGAACACCGTTACTCTCGATATCAAGAAGAAACTCTGTAGCAGGAAGCAGAATGTTTCGATAAACACCCATAAGTTTGTCATTCTTTTCTAAGTGTGGTAAAAATTTTTCATAAATAAGATAAGTACAAATCGCATCGTAAGCAGCATAATCTTTCATAATGTCAAAAGGAATCATATCCCAAGTGAAATCGTCTTTGAGTAAGCCGTTACGTTTACGATAAGCGTCTATCCACTCGTACATACTTTTTTCGTAATCTCCATAAGGAGTAAATTTGAGTGCGAGTTGTTTTAGGCCGTGAGTGCCTGGATTCTCGTTAAGAGTATAGTGCATTAACATTGTATCTTCAAATTGTGGAAACTTGAAGCCAAAGTGATACCTAAAGAAAGCAATATCAAACTTACTGTTATGAAATACGACTTTCTTTTTATTGAATAGTTCTTGAAGCATTGTTTCTGCTTTTTCATCAATACAATCAGTACTAATGTAAGCTCCATGACTCTCTTTATATGATAGAGAAATACCTAGCATATATGCATCACGAGGATAAAGACCTGTAGTTTCTGAGTCAAGTGCAATAAATCCATTCTCATGGTCTATCGCATCTTGTAGAAACTTATGTAGTTCTTCGCTCTCTGTAATTGCAAGTAGAGAATCTTCTCCAAGTGCTTCTTGTTTGAGTTCACCAGAAATATACTTTATAATATTATCTCTAGACTCTTCCCAGCTTTTCTTTGCCTCTGGTTTAAAAGCAAGCATTGCTGGATTAATAACTGGTAAAAATTTACCATCAATTATTCTTCCACTATACTCTGTAATCGAGTTAATTTTTGTGTAGTATTTTAAGGCTTCTGAGCCTACGAGTATAACCCAATCATAGTCATCAGGATTAAATACTATGTCTACATCTCTTTTGAGAACTTTTTTAACTTGAGGATTTGAACAAAGAGCATATGAATCAAATTGAAACTTATTATTAAAAAGTTCAAAGTATTTATTTCTACTCGGTTTTGATTCTACTATTGCTATCTTCATTGTTCTCCTCTATATTCATCTGCAACAACAATATCTACTACTTGGTCATATTTATACCAGTTACAATTAAATATTTTTGTTGATTCGTTATTTTCCATATTTTTAGTGACAATCCATCTTGGTAGCCCATCAGGACTTCTATCTTTCCAAATAATACTGCCTTTTATGTGTTCTTTTAAAATTCTCATAATGTATATTATACTCCAATTTTGACCTTTTGTCAAGAACTATTTTTTAATACGTTTGGTCTTAGATTTTTTAATAATTTTTCACATGCATCTAAAGTTTCCTCTATTGTCCAAGCATTTTTCATTTGGTTATATTGTTCTCTTGTAATACAGGCGTTCTCTAAACCATTTCCACCATCTGGGTCAATATGATCTAACTGCCATGTATCATTTACTAAATCTAATACTTCGCCTGAGTAATAATCTACTACTGTATTGTTTTCTAAATTTAATTGTTGTTTTTCTTCTAAATGTTCTACTAAATCTTTTAAGTTCATAATTATGCCTTCTATTGTTGTTCTTCTTCTGTTAAAACTATTTAATCTTTTTTGCAAACTTTTACTCACATCTACTAATGGAATTTTTATTCTAAGTGGTGTGGTTTTTGTCTTAAATTTTTGTATCTTTTTACTAAGTCTGCCTCGTGGGCTTTGTCTCCATGCTTTTGCTTTTTCTGGAGTGCTTACAGAAGTATTTGTCTTTCCAAACTTTGCCCATAAAGTTTTACGAAAACTTCTTTGTATTTCGTCTTCTGTTTTACCCCAATTTTCTAGCATCCACTTCTTCATGTGAGGAGACAAATAATACTTATCTGGGTCATTTTCTTCCATTTCTTTGGCAAAATCTTCCCAGTTATATACTGTAGGTCTACCTCCAAGTATTCCAAACTCAGAGCCATCATTTTTTCTATCTCTTGAATTAACTATTGCCATATAAATTTTCCTTTATTCTTTTTACATAAAGCTCATTCAAAGCTCCTGCATCTATTAGTTCTTTTGGTATTTTTACATGATAATGTTTTAATCCTACTTTCTCACAAAGTTCTTGAACTTTTTCTGTTGCAGCTACTCCTGCATCATCAGGATCAAAAAAGATATCTACTTGGTCTACTCCTCTCATTCTAAGTAGTTGAAGTTTTTCTACTGTTATATTTGATACTCCAAAACCACACATTGAGTTTGTCAATCCTTTATCATGTAAATTTAGCACATCATATATTCCTTCGACCAAAATTACTCTACCTTTTATTGGCTTAGCAGTTGCTGGGTAAAAAGGCATTATTGCTTTCGGTGGATGTATGATATATTTTGGCTGGTCTTTAATTGCAGATTTTTCTCTTAGCCTTCCATTAAATGCTACAATTTTATTAGTAATATCGTAGATAGGGAAAACAATTCGATCTTGAAAAGGTGATCGATTGCACATAAAAGCCTCAAATTTTTTATATGTCTCAGGTTTTATATTTCTCTCATTTCCGACATATGCCATCATATCGGTTGGAAATTTGAGTCCGACAGAAGCCGAGCGTTTTTGATCGATTAACTGTTTTACCTTTTCTCTTTTTATGTCCAAAAAGTTACTGGGTTTGTTAAATAATTTAAAAATATTTCCTTTAAAACCACAAGAAAAACAATTGAATATTCCAGTTATTTTATCAATTCTCATACTAGGGTTGCTATCGTCATGTTCAGGGTTGAGACATGAAACAATATAATCCGCAGGGGATACTTTAAATGGTATTCTTTCTTCAGCTAGTACTTCTTCTACTCTCATGGTCTATATACTTTTCCTCTATCTGTTATTAAAAATCCGTTTAAATGATCGAGTTCATGTTGTATTACTCTAGCGTCGTTTCCTGTAAACTTAGTAGTTTTTCTATTTCCTTTGAAATTCGTATACTCTAAGTCTATGGAATGAGAGCGTTTAACTCTTACTGCCGCATCTTTGCAACTTAAACATCCTTCCCAATCAGTTTTCATAATAGAACTACGATTCTTCACTACTGGATTTACGAATACGTCGTCCCACATTGTTACTGCTACAAATACTCTATAAGGTTCTCCAATTTGTATTGCAGCGATACCTTGTCCCTCATTCTCAACCATTGCTAGTTTCATTCGGGATAATAAATTTTTTAGCTCTTCGTCTGAGCCTGTCCATTCTTTTGAGTAAGTTCTTAACGTCTTAGTGTCTTGTACTATTGTCGCCATCAAAATACCACTCATCATCTAAAATCTGTTCCCATCCTTCTTCATAAATAGTTCTAAATTCTTCTAAAGTAGGAATATCTATTAATACTTTTTGATTATTCCTAATTTGTATTAGTCCATAAATAAAGAGTCCATAGGATTCTTCTAATTGTTTTTCTGTGTACATTAACATTTAAATCTCCTGTATTTCTTCTCCATCTGCTAATCCCATATCTTCTCTCATTTTTGCTTTTTCTTTTGGATTAAGTGTACTGTTGGGGCCAATCTTTAATGAACTCCAATCTACTTCACTAGAGAAACCTTTTACTTCATTGTTTCTCATTTTAGTACAATTAAATGTCATACACTTATCCTCTGGTTCCCATGCTTCCAATGTATACGCTGCATCTGCAGCATCTAAGATACCTTTTGCAAAACGGGCTTCTCCAGTAGCGTCTATCTGATAGGGTGCGAAAACAAGAGTTTCATACTCTTGCGCAAATGACTTCATCTTTTTACTAATCTCGATTTGTTCTTGCCAGTCATACTGACTGTTTCTTGAAGGTGCGTTGTGGCGGCGAACTTGGTTAAGATAATCGACTATTACAATCCCAACGTCTTGGCGACTTACCCTCTTATCGAGTTCGCTTTGAATTTTTGAGAGAGTGAGGGCGGGATCATAAATAACGTCAAGTTGTTTATCTTTATTCAGTTCTCTTTTAACAAGTTTTCTGTGAAACTCGTCAAAATCTCTGTTGAGTTCAAACTCTTGGAGAAGCTCGTGACCACCATCAAAACGACCTGCCCACCAACCTGCTACAAGATTCCATTCCTCATTGTTGAGGTTTCTGTCTCTAATTTTGACAAAAGGAATTCGTGTAGAGATTGAACACATTCTTTGCAGAATAGAGCGGCTGTCCATTTCTATAGTAAAATACACTGCACTTCTACCAGAGTCATACACATTGACAGCAAGATTACAGGAAGTCAATGACTTACCTGCACCGCGTTTGCCGCCAACAAGCACTAAATCTTTCGGTGAGAATTTCACCTTTGAATCGTAATCAGTATTGAGTCCTAAAGGTAAATACTTCGATCTTTGTTCTTCATCTTCAAAAAGTGTAATCGTTTGCATACTTTCAGAAGGTGGAGTTACATCAACCTTGTCACTTACGTTTAAAACTATTTCCTGTAGTTGTTCTATATTTTCTTCTGCACTCGCCATAGCAACAGTCTTGTCAATATACTTGTCAAGTTCGTCTAATATTTCTATTTGTGTGAATTCATTTTTAAGATAGTCAAGTAGCATGTCTGCATCGACATCTACTTCTACATTTTCTATGGCAGAGAGTTTTTCGAGACTTTTCTTATCTCGGACTTCATATTGAAGTTCTTCAAAAGTAGGGAGAGTTTGATAATTGTCAACGTGCTTTTCTAAGATGTTAAATATCCCTTGGTACTCACTTGGAAGATAAATATTCTTCAGTTGTGACCAAGTATCTAAATCTCTTTGTACTATTAATTGTTTTAGTAACGCACTCGCAATATTCATAACTCTCTCTCAAAAAAGGGGAGCAGTGCGCTCCCCTCACTAATTATTGCGATTAGCCTATTTCTTTTTTAGCTGCACCGTTGTAATCAGCACATTGTAAACCTCTTCTGGTTAACATTGTTTTAACGCCTCTTACAGTTTTGCCGATTTCATCAGCGATCTCTTGAACAGTCATTCCAGAGATGTCAAGGTCAGCTAATACGTCAGCTTTGCTTGAACCTTTAGTTTCTTTCTGCTTAGGAATAGCATTGATGTCACCACTTCTAAGTAATGAAAGAGCTTTACCTCTGATTGAGTTAACGCTTTTGCCTAATGCTTCAGCGATTTCTTCTACAAAAGAACCACCATTTACCATTTCAATAAATGTGCCTTCCTCTTCAGGAGAGTAAGTTCTAACAGTTTCTACTTTAGGAGCAGGTTTAACATGCTCTGTTAATTCCATAGAAAGAATTTTACCTTGAATTGA